CCTCCACCGTATCAAACATCTTGTCCATCAGAGTGAGGGTCAAGGCTCTCTGGCCCTTGTATCTTCCTGAAGGATGGTCATCAACATTTGCTTGCCACCATGTATAGGTCTCACTTGAAAGTCCCTGGAGGGCATCAACGTAAAGGCCATCACCTGCCAGCTGTGGGGTATTTGTAGCATCATAGAGCATGATCTCTTCCATGTTCTGATCAGTCACAATTCCCCTAAGACCCATCATTTCCAGCCTGTGATCACTTCCACTTTCTGTCCACACATCTAAAGAAGCTGGCCTTACGAACCAGTCACCTTCTGAAGGTGTTCCAACACTGGTACATGTGATAGTATCAGTATCAGTTCCTTTTGAAACTGCGGAAACCGCAAGGCTCGTAGACCCTACAGTATAGGTTGCGGAAGTGCCATCCAACGAGGCAACTTCACACAGAACCCCATCATTCCTTTCAGTCAGGTACTTAGCTCCGAACGTAGTTCCAAAGCCATCACCACAAGCTGTGTTGTTCATATACTTCTTAGAGAGAACTATAGATGTACTAGTTCCACTCGACCATCGAGCAATCAAGCCCCAACCACAGCCCCAAAGCATCCGATTAACCTCTTGCTTGAGATCGCTTGTAATACCTCGGATTTCAGAATCAAGGGCCTTAGCATAAGCACCCCTTTCATCTCGAGTAGCTGCAATCGTAGGTCCGTTCACCCGAATCCTGCCATAGATATACTTGGTAGGAACCGTTGCAGTTTTATAAGCCTGATACGTAGCTGTTGGCAACGAATCTCCGTCAGCCCTCGCACCAGTACCCGTTGACCTTCCATAGTGGCATTCTATCGTAGCATCTTTACCACTAACATCTTCCTCGTTCACATCTATCAAATCACTCAGAATCGTAGAGTGATTCAATTGCTCCTGAATCGCAGGAAGATAGAAAGTCTTCAGGACTTCATCATAAGTGCTGATAGTAGCATAAGCCATTCTATCTCCTCCTAGGAACCAGAGGTAGCTTTCTCAATATACTCGATGGCAGCTTGCTTAGGACTAATAGCATCCTCGTCTCCTTTCTTAGGATCAAAACTAAACTTCTTGCCCTTAAAAAGGACTCCGGCACCGCCACCTGCCTCTTGTTCCTTCATCTTATTAGCATCAAAGTCCTCCAGATTAACTCCAAATTCCTCTGCATGCTTCTTCCTAAGTTCACTCAATTCCCCTGTCCTTACCTTACTGAGCATCTCTGCGTGATCCCATAGACTCTTAGACTTATCTGCCATGGCACTGCCAAAGACTTGAGAAATATCACTTTTAGAAAGATTCGGGAACTTCTCTCCAACCTTCTCTTCCAGTTGTAATCTGATCATATCCCCTTGAGTTTTGTCAACAAGAGAAACCCTCTCCGCCAGCTTATTAATGTTCTCCATATGAGGGCTAAGCGCCTTGCTTATAATAGCCTCTAACTTAGCATCCCCAGTCAACTGACTTGTATTGTCCAAGTTTCCCCCCTTGTCTAGATTAAGAAGACTTGCCAGATCATCCTCGGCTTTCTGGTTTCCAGAATTCCCTAGATCTCTCTTCTGCTGAATTAACTTCCCATGCTCATCAATCACTTTGTTCTGTATCAAATCACTAACGACGTCAAACGCTCCCTCCGCCTGAGCCAAATAAGTATCTACATCAACGCCATACTTCTGCGCTGCGCTCAGCACCGCTGCCACCTTCTGCGTCTTCTCAGTAGCTGCTTTCCCTTGATTAATAAGATTCTGGACATCCTCCGCTGAGTAGTCCTTCCCATCAACTGTGATCTTTCCAGCACCCTTAGTCTCTTCAGACCGGTTGCCTTCCTCAATCTTTTTTACCATTTTCTTTTTTCTCCTTCTCCTTAGGAATTTCAATCAACAACTCTTTCAATCCACCTGCCCCACGAGTGTATTCCATCAGCATCGGAACCATCCAAGGAAACTTGACCCTTCTAAACTTAGTCAAATGCTTCTGTGCCTCAATGGGGAAGTACTCCAGTTCCTTACCATCCAGAGTGTCTAAAGATTTCTGCAGATCTTCCCACTTCTCCTCTCCCTCTATAAAACTTTCTACAAAGGAATTCCACTTTTTCATCAAACCTACTCTTGTCATACTCTCTACCCCCTTCTTTTCTCATTCAGATTAACAACCTTTTCCCTTTGCTTAAGCTGCTCTTCGAGAAACTTAATGTGAAAAGCTTCATGATTCTGCAGTGTCACATCAAGCACCAGATACCCCTGAGGATCTTGCTCTTTCATCCTTTGCACTAATCTAGACTTCCTAAACCTTCGATGAACTGCAAGATGAGCATTGTGATTATCATAGTCATTTGCAGGAATCACAACTCCAGGATTCCCAAGCATAGTCCTATTCTCCATCTCAGCATTCTGCTCATCCAAATGCGTCTCGCTGTAAATATCCTCAATAATAGCATCATCAAGCAACTTAAGAACCTTTCTTCTAGTCCTCGGATCAGCCAGATCCCCATACAACCCTGCCTGATACCGATCCATGATAGTCTTCTTCCTCACTACCCTCGAGTCCGGAAGGGAACTATCCTTCTTAACACTAACATCAGTGTTATTCCTCAAATCAGCACCGATAAAACTCATCACTTCAAACTTATCAGCCTCAGCTGGAATCTTAATCATCCTCTTAGTGTCATAACCCTTCTGAACCCTCTGCAAAATCCTATGCATCACAGCTTCAATACTCTCTTCAAAAACCGCATGCGTAGGAATATTCCCCATATCATCAGATTCCAGCAGAAGCTCTACCATATCCCCACTCCGAATATCACTCCTATTAGTCCCCTGAGTGACCTCATGCTGGTGATATAGCTCCATAAGTCCTTGTGCAACTAACTGCAAAGCCCTTTCATAAGTCGCTGGAAGCCCTTTCAACTGAAGAATCTCTGGCTTATGCCCCATCACAGGGGTATAAAGCAACTTCTGCCCATGCGTATCATCTGGCTCCTCATCCATCTTACTCCCCCGAGGAACCAAATACTTCCCCCTAGCCATAGTCCTATTAAAGTCTATAATATCCGCCAGGGTCTTATTATGAATCTTCTGGAGCCAAATGGCAGCTTCACTCGTAGCCATTCCCCAAAAAACTCCAGGAATCTCAATATCCTTAAACTGCTCCATATGATAGTGATTGAATGGGTACTGGCTCTTCTCGAGAATAACCTTATTAGCCCCTGCAAGAAAAAGCCCATTCTTAAACTCTACATTAGGCTTCACATACAGCTCAATCAACGTAGCTCCCTCAATTTCATTCGTCGAATGTCCTGCCGGATTCCAAAGCATTCCTACATCCGTAGTCCCTGCAGGTCTATCTTCACTCGTAACCTCCTTCCCCCTCTTATAATTAGCAGCCAGATACTCTAAACTCCTATACTTCATCCGAACCATCCAAGGAAACGCATGAATGTCTGTATCTCCAAAACCACTCACAGGAAACCCTACCTCAAAAGGACTCCATACTCCACAAGTAGCATCCCCTAAATACTTCAGCTTCCCATCCGTCGGATCTACCTCCACAGGCCCTTTAGTAGGATCCCAAGCATCACTCAAAAAGCCATTCCCTGTGCTATAAATCCACCCTCCCAGTTCTCTAACCTTCTTCTTCATCCGGTCATTCCACCAGAAGTGCTTCAGAAACTTAGTCCCTACCCTTGCTGCTTCAATATCTTCTTGATCACTCGACCCAGGCACCACCCCAATAGTCGGATTATTCTTAATTAACCTCGAGATCTGTTTCCTATACCTTGGGAGGATTTTATTGTCAACTACCCTAGTCTTTCCCTTCCTCAGAAGAATCTGTTGGAGCATCTCAGCAGTCTGATTATAGAAAACATACTGTCTCCCTGCAAGAAAACTTATCGTAATCAGCCACCTTCTCTCAAAAGGTCTCCTCAGATCCTTCGCTAAATCATACTTCCCTTTCAGAAAGCTCCAATCCTCATCCTTCTTCTTCGAGACCTTTCCACTTCCTTTCAACCACCCCTGCACACTCTTCTTATCTGTCCTCAAGTGATCCATTCCTACTCCCCTTCCTTCCGATAAAGCTCCCTAAAGAGCAATTGCAGTCTCTTACTCGCCTCCACATCTTCAGGCCTAGCCCTCTTCCCTGTAGCCGTATCAATTCCCTCTACAAATCTCGAAGGATGAGCAAGACTCTTAAACCTTGAGGGAAAATGCCCACTCTCATCAGGCTTAGCACCTGCTCTCCAAGCTGCTTCATAGTCATAATGATGCCTTAGGTCATAAGGATCCTCGCTCAACCTCAGCAGTGTCCGATACAAATCATACCAGTCCTTAAAGTCTCTCCTCTCCTCTTCCTCCAACACTCTCATCATCTCAACTCTTCCCCCGCTTGAATAATCCCTGAATCTCTCCACCACTTCCTAAGCATATCCCTCGCTTCCCTCTCAGCTTCCCTACTCATATCCGTAGCATAACTTCCCACTTCCTTCACATTCATCCCTCTTTCTATCCCTTCACTCCAAGCCTGAGTATAGGCCATCTTAGCAGCTTCCAACCCAGCCTTAGTCAAATAATAAGCCTCCAGATCCTCTTGCCGAGGCATTCTCTCAACTCTCTTAATCCTAGGCATCATCCCATAATCTGGCATTTCAAACCCCTCTCAGCATTGATTCATAAATTGAATCAATCCTTGATTTCCAACACTTCCCCAGCCATCTCATCATCCTCCCCAAGGGGAATTTCCTCCCCAGGGGTCTCGTCAAATCCTTCAGCGGTGTAGGTTTTATAACTCTCCCAACTGGTTGCCATAATCCTGTCGAGAAGTTGCTGGTTCTCCTCCTTCAACCGATTGATCTCAGCCTCCAGAATGATTCTTGTTCTCTCCTCCAAGAGCACTGTGTCCATTGTATCCTTCAATTCACCCAAGAGGGCGAATACCTTCTTTTTGAAAAACATAGCTATTTCCTCCTTCTTTTCTTCCCTTGGGTCCATCCTCCTCCCTTTTTCTTCTTAATCCCAGTAGACTTGACACAAGCTCCATAAGCTTGGCTCTTAGACTTCCCCTTCTTCATAACCTTCCTGACACATCTGTCTAGCTTAGCAGGCATTCTAATCCTCCATTATGTCTCTAAGTGTTCGAATGTTCTGGGCTCCCCAATGAGGATAAATGGTATAGGAGGGTTCTTCCCTCTCCCTATCTCTTCCGAAAAGGCCTCTCCAGAAGCCTCCCCAACTATCCATTCCATAGAAATCTCGAATGTTGCCGAAGAATCCTCGAGGACCAAAGACTCCATAGTCCTCTTCCTCCCTCTGAGGCTCCATGTCATATTCCCTTTCCATCTCCGAGAGCCTTTCCTCTAGCCCTCTTCCTCGGATAGGTCTGAATCTATCTCTGGAGAATCTAGGCATCTTTATGTCCTCCCTTAGTAGTAAATCCCACTTCTGTATCCAGGAACAATGTGACTCTTAACAGTGCTACCTCCCCACCATCCTCCAGGATCTTGCTCCTCTTCCTCAACGGGAGCTCCCATAGCATCTGCCCACAGACCTTCCCAGTCAAATCCTTCAAACCCTTCTCCCAGATCTCCCATATCCTCTCCGAAGAGTTCCTCAAACATCTGAGCATACTCATCGAGCTCTCCACCAAGACCACTTGATCTCGACAACCTAGCCCCTGTTGCCATCCTTGAAGCATCAGGCGTTGATGCTACTCTCATCGTAGCCATAATTCCCCCTCCATAAAATCATCATCCCTCTTAAATGCTTTCTTAGCCACTATCGTTGCCAAACAAGCCTCTTCCAACGAAGGCTCCTTGATCACCTTAGCTTCTTCCAAAGTACTCTCTACAATCTCTCTCAAGCCTTTCTGCTTAGCCTTTCTCGAAGCCTCTTCAACCGGAGCTATCTCATCCACCTGCAGAGCTATACCGAATGAAATAACTGCATCATCATGGCAACCACTCTTAGCAATAGGCTTCCCTGTCTTATTATAAACAAAGGTCATTAGTTCCCCAACTAACCTTTGATTATTCAACCTTCCTGCCTTGTCAAGCAAATAGCTCCTAATCCCTGCGACTAGTTCCCCTCGCGACGAGGCTGTGGTCCTCCATCCTTTCTTATAAGACACCGTACCTTTAGTGACATCATAGTTTGGAGCCATAAACAAGTTGCTGACTCCAATCTCGACCGCTTTGTCAAATGTCGCAAGGCCAGGACCTGTAGTCTCAATGCCAACCCAAGGAGAAAATTCAACATCCCCACGACTAGTGTATAAATCAGAAATAATCCGTACAACAGATGCAAGTTGAACTTCGTCGAGGCGACTGTAGTACATTGCAGAGACGTTCTTAGACCCTCTGTCAAGTACCGTAATAACTGCAAAGTCCCCTCCTTCGACCCCCTCAACCACATCGACACCAATACTATAGCTATGCAGGGCTTCACACTTTTCATAGACAATTATGTATCCCTCCCTGTCGCTTGGATTAGCAATCCCTTCAGTCTCAAAGCCATGAAGCACAGGAATTAGAAATTCCAGCGGCTCGTCTGGCATCTTATGCCACAGCTTAAGCATCTCCCAAGCCTTCCCCTCAAACACTGGCCTACCAGCACCCAGATAATCAATATCTAGCTCCTGAGCTATTTCACTTGGTTGCCTACGCTTACATTCCTCTTCATACCAAGAACTTACGAGCTTCTCTTCGGGCTGATAATTAACTCCCCTTTCGGGCCTCTCGTGCTCGTTAGGGGCTGGCCAAACGCAACTGAGTCCTCTTGCTTTCCTTGGATGCAAGCTCCAGTGGAGCGTAGCCTTTCGAGTTCTTCCGTTTGTAACAAGGCTGTAAAATTGCCCTCCTGCACCAAATGGAGTAGAAACTGCAATCCTGCACGGCGAGGCATCACCTCCAGCTGTCCAGGCAGATTCATCAGAACCTTCCCACTTTGCAAATTCGTCATATAGTATTGCAAGATATCTCCCCTGTGTTGAGAAGTTAGGATTATTAGATTCTCCTGTAAAGCTACTCTCTGTCTGAGGATTAATCAACTTCATGAAGGTGTCATGGCTTCTCGGGTTAAAGCCCTTAGGACGAAGCCATTTTGGTAACCTATTAAGTAAATACCTGAGCTTGGCGAAATGAGTTCTTGGATCTCCCTTCTTGTCAACATAATCTTCGATCCTAGAACCCAACAGGAAGTCAGCTCCACCTTCCGGTTGGCACCAGAACCAGAACATTGTGCCAAGCACAATCCAGGTAACTCCCATATCTCTTGACTTTTCAAGCACCCGATCTTGTCCACCTTCAATACACTCCTTCAGCTTAAGAATCTCTTCATCTTGATAAAGATAGGCGCAAAAGGGTAAGTGGTGAAAAGGCCTTCTCCGCACATCCAGGGTATAGAAAAAAGTATTAAAGGCAAAGAGAATATCCTCTGTAAAGAGTCGTTTGAGAAGCATCCGAAACTCCAGATTAACTCTAGCTTTCCTCAGCATCTTAGCTCTCCACTTCAAATTTTCTGCAGGATCTTTAGGATATTCTATCACTTCGGTCTCCAGGTCTTCCTCTTCACAGTCCTTACAGGAAGCAAATCAACCAGCCTCTTTCCCCCAATCCCAGCTGCAAACTCAGTAGGCTTCACCTTCTTAAACTCAGCCCAAGGAAACTTCTTCACCCCTGCCTCTCCTGTCCAGACAATTCCTTCAACTCCCCTCTTCGAAAGCCTTTGAAGAGCATCAGAAAGAGGTTCTGTCTGAAACTTCCCTGTAGACTCATATCCTCTAGTTCCATGATACGGAGGATCAGCAAGAACCACATCTCCCTTTCTAGCCCCTCTCACTACTTCTGCCCAATCTGTTTTAATCTTAGCCTTCTGAAGCAACTCAGACGTAGCATAGATCTTTGCCCTTACTGACTCTGGAGAAGCATATTTTGTGGAGGGAAGAAAAGCAGGAATTTCTCTAGGACTATAAGCCATACTTCTCTGTCCTACAAATATATCCGCAGCAGCTTCTTCTACCTCACTCAATTGTCCCTTCTTAAGCTTTGACATTACCTCTTTAGCATACCTAACAGCTTTATCTTTAGGCAGACTATCAAGTCTTCTCATATACAGTTCAGCTAAATCTGCAACCTGCTCAGGTCTGTCCTTAATCTGCTTATACAAATTAAGCATATAAGGACTTTTCTCTCCAATAATAACCCTCTTAGCTTTTCCAGCACCAAAGATTCCTCTTGAGAGAGCCAGAGTTCCACCAAACAATTCCCTTAGCGTTCCCTTCACAGGCTCTATAGCCTTTCCCAGAGCCTTCCCTTCTTGAATCTTCCTTCCTCTGTACCTAATAAGGGAAGCTGGAGTACTTACCAATCCAAGCAAGGCATCCTGAAGGACATCTCCGACAGCTTCTTTCCTCCTCTGTTCATAACCAGGAAAGACATCTCCCATTCCTATATCTCTGAGAACCTGCGCCACTATCCCTCCATCACCTCTTCATCTTCATTCAGCATATCCTCTACCATCTCATAGACCTTGTTCTGCGGAAGCTCTTCCACTTTCTTATGTACATGAGCATGAAGATGTTCATGCCTCTGCACCCCATCCTTCTTTCCATGTCCTGCCCTGTCAAGCACATCAAAAGCACTCTTCGTTTTCAACTCTCTCGAAATGTTCTCTGAATGCAGGTTCTCATCAAGAATCTCCACCGCTTTCAAAGACATCCTTTTCAACTCCCTATCTACACTCACAGCTTCAATCTCAGCTGCACTTTCAAGCCTCTGAAGCTCTGCTTGAAAAAGGGGAGAATTAAGAATTCTGGTAATCTGCCCTGGACTAAAACCTGTAATCGTCGCTACTTCCCCAGGCGTAGCTCCCTCAAGAAACAACCTTGCCATAGACCTATGATGAGGCCACAGTTGTCCTATTGATGGTGTCAGACCTCTATTGTGCTGTCCCATAGTTCTCCTTCTTTAGTACCTCAAGTTCGATTGCCAAAGTCTTCTGACGGTATCTGCATCATAAGCCATTTCAAGCATCCTTTCAGCATCATTTAAAGTATTCTCAAGAGTCATTTTATACAACTTATTCCAATTCTTAAACTTCTTCGCTTGCTCTGGATGCTTACTCAAGTAGTCAAACACAGCAGTCGCCTTCTTCTCAAAGTTCCTTGCGTGTTCCTCTATAACAGAGCTAGGAGAGTGATAGAATATATCATAGTCCCCGCCAGCCTTCATCCAGGCACTTCTAAGCAAATTCTCTGCATCTATCAGTGTTCTTGCTGCCTGTCTTTCAGACACTCCTGTAGACAGTTTAGATCCTTCCTCAGGAAAGAATTGCCTTTTATGACCAAACTCATGAAACACAGTTCCCTTAGTCGGTCCACTTCTTTTCAGTCTAATAGTATCTAAGTGAGGACTGAACTCCCCCTGCCTCTTCGGTCTCGTTGGCCACTCTGTCCACTCAATATTCTTAAGCCCCCTCCATTCCTTTTCAGGAACCCTCATAGCCTCTTTTAGCGCCCACAGCTGTTTTTGAGGAATAGGTTGTGCTGCATACTTACGAGAAACAGTATCCACATTCTTAAGAATCCCTGCAAGAAGCTTCCCAGTCCCTGCCACCTTCAGCATCCCTCCGCCAGCGGTAGCTAGATCAAGCAGATCACTTTCCGAGACCTCTTGCCTTTCCTTCAACCCTCTAGAGGTATCCCTAACCATCTTCCCAAAGGCATCCCTCACAAGCTGGCTCCATCCATACCGAGAAGCCTTCTCTGTCTCTGGAGTTCTTCTAAAAACCCTTGCCACTCTTCAATTCTCCCCAAGGAGGCATCTTCCCCGAGAGCACCTCATAAGCCTCCCGATACCATTGCCTCCTCGTAGCTTCATCCATAACCTCTTTGAATTGCTCTGGACTGTAGGGCTTCTTACTTGCCTTCAGTGCCCTTTCCGCACTCCACTTCACTTCTTGCTTCATCAGAGGAATATATTCCCTCCCTCTCGAAGGAGTCCTGAGAAGTCCCTTAACAAAGGTCACCATTTCATCCATATTAGCAACCCTTGGCACCTTAGGAGCAAGTGCCTGCGGAGCCACCAGCATCATTAGTGCATTAGCTAAAGCATCACTGACACCCTCTCGCCTCCGCCTCCAGTATCCTGGAAACGCAGCTTCTATCCCCACATCCCTCTCTACCATCGCCATCCTTAGATCTCCTTCAGCTCAAAGTGCGCTAGATCATTGAGAACTCCTGGGGGATTCCATTCTCCCTTCCAAGCCCCACCCCACCTCAAGGGGATATCAAGCTGAAAAGCCAGAGTCATAATAACTCCGGCTAGATAAATGAATCTTTTCTCGTCTTCCCAGTCAATAGGCCACGGAGCCACATCAACTGCCTCCGAAGGCCTTCTATTATGAAGGGATTGAGGCCATCTCTTCGTCGAAGTCCCTTCCCTAAAGAACCTATCCTGATCATCTTTGCCTCTAAAGCCCCAGATTACACTGAAATCTGTATACTTAATCGCTTCTCTCAGGAGTTCCTGGAGCTGAGGATGGCAACTCGCGAGCCTTTCCTGTGATCTCTCTCCAAATCTAGGCATTTCCTCCCCTTTGTGTCTTCTCCGAGCCTTCTTTTTGTATTATCCGAGACTATCATACCACATTAACAGGGCTTTGTCAACCAAAATGGCCCATTTTTGCCCCATTTCCGGCAACTATCTTCCCTCCGATACCCCGATGAGGCGGAGTATTGATTCAATTAATGAATCAATCTAGTGGTAATGGTGGAGAGGAAGGCCCTACATTCCGAAGGTGGGAGAGGGAGGCGCTTGAGGTGCTTTCGTAGTGAGGGGAATGAAAAGCGACACGGTTATTCTCTGGTCTTTTTCCCCACCCACGATGTAGCAAAATCCCCCAGACGCCTCTTCGATGCTGGCCTATTTTGCCCCACCCAAGATGACCCACTCGCCACCGATGGATGGCCCAAGATGACCTATGCCAGATTGACGCCCCCGAAGGGGATGGGGCAAGCCATGCTTGCAAGATCCATGCCACCCTGGGCTTTGTCGCCCCACCAATGTTGCCTTCGATGGCGAGGATTGATTCACCATTCACGCCGTCATGTGATTGATTGTTGAGGGGGCATTGCGCGAACATTTATTTTTGTTTAGTTTTAAATTTGTTTTCGTAGTTTTTCAATTTTTTTTTTTTTT